GACGTTCCAAGTGGCATTCTTGCTGGTCGTTGTTCTGCTCTATTTACTGCACCCTCTGCTGATGTTGGGTCTTTTGTGAGTGCGGTCTTGTCTTTGGTAATTACGTATGTGTAGTCTCCTACAGTTGGGCCATCTGGATTGTATATATCATAAACTAATTCTGTGTTTTCGTATACCCTTAATATTTTATGTACTTTTTTCCAAAGTGGAATATAATCTACTTCTTGTCCAACAATTTCAAAAAATTCACGCTCATAATAAAAACCACCAGTTATTGAATCAATGATTGCTCTTGCTAAATTTTCATATTCTGTGTATTTAGCAATTTCTGTTGCAGATGTTTGATTGTTTGCTGCTGCTAAAAGTGTAGGATCTACGTATGGACGTTTTACTTCTAAATTGTCTTCAACAACTATATCTCCACGATCTGCTAAAACCATACCACTTTCTTCTAAATCTTCATAGATTGTTAAAGCATATGATTTATCATATTTGATAAAATCATCATCTAGCACATAACTGACTTGCTTGCTGGCATTTGATGTTCTATAAGAAGCGACTTCTGATTGTTCTGCGACATCTTCAATGACTATAACGTATTTTGCGTTAGCATCTGGAACTGTATATCTAACAGTTAAAGGGTATGGAGGTAGACGAAGAATTGTTGACATTATACTTTAGCGTAATAAGATGCTACTTCTTCAGGCTGTGCTATTCGTACTAACCTGTGAGTAAGCCACTTTTCCGATGCCTCCTTTGAGACTATGTTATACCCCACGCTCAATGCTCCCAAAGCATCCATATGAAGATTTCTATCTGAATATAGTGCTACTTTGTTTGTTAAGTCTTTATTTTTACCTGCTTTTTCTGCAGTTTCTTCTGTTTGTTCTGGCGGAATCCAACTAGCCAAAATTTCTAAAATTTCAAGTTTTGTATTTGATTCAAATAACTCTATGTTATTTTTCTTTGCATATGCTTTTAGTGCCATAACTGTCTTATCTTTTAATTGATCCATTGTTAAATTCATTTTTTCTCCCATGCTCATCTGTAATTATACCATCAGAAAGACAATAAGGAGGACGGGTTTTATGCCGTCCTCCCTAGTACGTGATGATTATATTTTAGGAATCAGCACTATCTGAGTCAACATAAGCGACTGCATCTAGTTCTTCCCAAGCAAGACCAAATCGTACGAATACTGTGTATTCAATTGTGTCTTTCTTTGGTTTGTATTCACGGTTTACAGTGATGTCTCTCTGGAAGCCCCATACACGGTTAGAAGGGAATGTTAAATCAACATAACCTGCTGGGTAGTAAGGAACTTCTAGTACATCTACACCTAGTACACGAGTTGTACGTGCATTACCAAATGTCTGTGCAGCACCATCCATGTAATCTTGACGGTTTTGCTGTGTGCTACCAGTGCGATCAGAGAACGCTGCTGAGATAGCATCTGCTAATGTACCGTTGTTACGAACGATACCAGCAAAAGCATCAGTACCTGCGTAGAACTTAAGATTGCTCTTAAGTGCACGGTACTTACGAGGCATTGCTAATAGCAAGCCTTGCATTACTGATGTGGTGAAGTTGTTGTCTGATACTGTTGCAGCATATTCGTGAGCAGCATTTCCTACTGTTCCACGAGTTTGCTTTACGAAACCAGACATGATGGACAAGAAATCTCCTGTTGCTCCATCACCGTTGATAGCAAGATCTTCAATATCGTTACCGAATGCGTTGGTCATTAATCGTACTAGACGATCTTCCAATGCACCGCCTTCAATATTGTCTTCAAGTGCTTCAGTTGCTACTTCCCAATCAAGACGAATCTTTTTTGTTGTTAGTTCAACCTTTGTAAATCTAGCGCCAGTGTTTGTGTAGTTTGGTGAGCCTTGTGATGCTGCACGAATTACACGCTCTCCGACGTTGACTTTTTCAATTTCCATGGTGTTTGCTCTCATGGTGACACGACGGCCATCTTTAGCGAGGACAGTTGCATCCCAGACGTAATCAATGAAACGTTGTGCTTGTTCAGGACGTAGAATACCTCCTGCGTTGCCAGTTGGATTGACTGCGTTATCTCCAGTTGTTACACCGAATCCTGCAGTAGCAGTGTTACCAAGTTGTGAACCTACAGATGATCCTGCAGCATTCAGACCAGTTGCACTACCAACACCACCAGATACTAATGAGCCAGCAGAGTTAATTTCTGAGCCATCTCCTGCACCTGGATAGTTTTTTTCTATGTTTGTGTTTTGTTCCGACATTATTTTTCACCTCCTAGTGATTTTTTACCTTAGTTAAATAGGTCGGCATTTGTGAGGAAACGACCGCCCCATAGGGATTTATGAATCACTTGTGGTGATTCCTGTACGATCTCGCCTAGATCGCCAGACTTGCGGAAAGCGGTATCTTGTTCTACAAGATCTACTCGCTTGCCAAACTCGTTAAAGTTGCTCTTAATTCCGTTAACATCAGATGTTACCGTTTCAAGAGATTTTGTTACTGCTGTTACCTTCTCGTTAAGAGATTTGATTGTTGCAGCAAGATCGCCAAAGGCATTAGTAAGAGAATTATTAATTTCTGAAACTGCCTTAGCAACTTCTTCTTTAACATCTGTAGCGGATTTTTCCACTGCGTTCTCTACTTCAACTGCTGCTTTTGCAACAGAAGATTCTGCACTAGCGTCATCTGATTTAGCAAGAGCAAGTTCTTCAACTGCTGGTGCCTCTTCAACGACTGCAGGGGTTTCTGCTACATCTGCAACGATTGCTGTTGCTTCTGCCACTACCTCTGCTGCTTGTGCCTCTGGAGCAACCTCTGCATTTTCAACTGCAGTTTCTAGAACTGCGTTTGTTGATTCTGTCATTGGATTTACCTCCTTAGTAATCTTAATTGTATTAATGCCTTTAGCACTATCAACTAAGAATTTTATTAGTTTTTCAGTATCTTTATCATTTTTTTCTATAAAGCCAATATTCTGCATTACGTTACCATTTACTGGACTTGTTGCAGAGTCAGAATCAGATACCATAACAATACCGTTTTCTGAATCCCAAAATACATTTTCAATTTCTGTTTTTGATAGATAGCCATCAACCACGTTTTGGCCATTAATTTTTTCAATAGAAACTATATTAGCAAATTGATTTGCTGGATTATCTACAAGAGAAAGTTCTGACAATTCATAAGTTTTAATTACACGGATTGTTTTATCTATTTTTTCATCGTAAGCGTCATCCCACTCTTTGATATTTCCACCTATTGAAAAACCAGTGTAGGTTCCGTCTAAAACTTTTTCCCATGCATTCTGTGCACCTTTTGAAACATAAGCAGAAACATAAACTCCGCTATAAAACTTTTTAGTACTTGGATCAAAATACTTGTCTTCTTTAAAAGAAACAATTTTGCCAACAGCACTTGGTTGGTGCATTTCACGTAAGTTGCCACGGAAATTTTTAAAAGCAGTTATACTAGATTCTGTTGTTACAATGTCATTTTGACGGTCAACGTTATCAAGGGTTGCAAAACCAGACACCATACGGCGTTCAACGTCTATCTTTCCGATGGGCATTGAAAGGCGAACATTGTCACCTTTAGTTTCCCAATGAGCCTTATTTGTTAACATAACGTTATAATTATAGCACCGCTTTAAAGAAGTTTCTCAATTATTGAGACGATCTACCTTCACCCTGTGCATTTCGTCCAGATATTGTAGTTGGTGAATCAGAATTGTTATTTGTTCTTTCTGAATCTCTTTGACGATCCCCTGCTAAATTTGCTCTAGCATCAGTTGCTTGTCTTGGAGACATAATAAATGGCTGATCTCCATCTGCTCTTAGTGGCAAGTCTAACGCTTCACGAGCCTCATTTGGAGTCATAACCTGAGTCTTCACATATCTTTCAAGAATTTGAGATTGTGCAATTTCATCAGTCAAAGTTAATTCGTTAAACTTAAGTTCAAGAATGTCTGTCTTTTCTCTAATAATCTTGTTTACAACCTTCTCTAAATGTCTTTGTGCTGGACGAGATACCTGCTCTTTAAATGTACGGTCTTGAGAAAGTGCTGCTGCGATACCTGCAGAATCTGCACCACCTAGTTTTGAAATAGGAACTTGATGAGCAATCAGAATATCATCACG